CGAACGTCGCCTCCAGCGTCTGCGCGCCGGCAGCGCGGCCGAGCCAGCCGTTCGGGCCGTCGAACTCGCTCTGCGCCGCCACGATCAGATCGGCGATCATGGTGTCGTCGTCTTGGTGGTCGACGCGAAGAAACGTCTTCGCATCGGCCAGCGAGACGATGGGCTGGGGCGGAACGATGACCCGGACGGACATGGATCAGGCCTCGGCCGCAATGGCCGACTTGTTGGCGACCGGCGGGGCCGCCTTGTTCCGCACCGCCGGCGCGGCCTTCTTCGACCCCTTGCCCTCGGAGGCGATGGCGGCCTCGATCTCTTCCGGGGTACTGCGGGACGCATAGCCCTCGGGGGGGTAGTTGGCGGCGTAGTACCCGGCCGCGACGTACTCGGCGATGGTGGGGCCATCCTCGCGCGGCCCAGCCCGGCGAACAGCGCCCATCGCCTCCAGGCGATCGAAGTCCGTCTTTTCGAATTCCCGCTCCGACCCTTCCGGGTCGCCGTCGAGCGGCTTGAGCAGAGTCGCCTTGATCATGGCCATCTCCATATGGCGTGGGGAGAGAGCCGGCGGCACCGAGGCGCCGCCGGTCGCTATGGCGGGTCGCGTCAGGCCACGCGGCCGAGATCGCCGTAGACGATGGCCTGCGGGCGATAGATCGCCAGCGCCAGCCGCTCTTCGGCGCGGATCGTGACCTTGTTCTTGATGAAGTTGTCCTGATCCTCGGTCGACACATCGACGGTCGCGTCCTGACGGTCGAATATCTGGGCGGCGAGGTTGAAGGCGCCGACCAGAGCCTTGTCTACGCCCATGGCCTGCGTCTCGACAACGGGCAGGCCCCAGAGCGTCTTCTGGATGGTGCCCTGCGGATTGCCGATGATGTAGCGGCCGGTGGTGTCCTTCGCCATCTCGATCGAGGCCATATCGATCGGGTTCATCACGATGCCGTTCGGCGGATATTCCGCCAGCGCGGCCTGCAGGATCATCAGGCGAATGATGTCGATCGCCGTGGTCGCCGTCAGGCTACCCGGCGCCGCATACGCCGTCGCCGCCGTCACCAGGCCGAGGATGTTCTGGCCGGTGCCGGAGCCGTTAAGCAGCTGCGTTTCCTCGACGAAGCCCAGCCCGTAGCGCAGGCGCTGGTCGATGATGGAGCGCAGGCCCGGCGCATCGGCGAGGATCTGCACCGAGGTGCGCATCCAGTGCGCAATGGTGCGCACGTTCGCCACCTTGTCCTCGAACTGCAGCTCCGACTGCGGCTTGGCAGTACCTTCCGCGACCGGGGCGGCATTGTTCGTGAACAGCTTCTCCTGCTCGTACTCGATCGAGCTGCTGGAGGTGGTGCCCGGCAGCAGCAGCGAGCGAACGGTCAGGCGGCGCTGGGGCAACTCGACCATCAGGCCGCGACGATCCGAAGGGATCAGCGCGCCGGCCGAGCCGGCGGCGTCGGTGGTGAGCGAGGTGATGTCCTTCACCTCGACCAGAACACGACCACGCGGGCGGGTCTGGGCGGCAAGCGCCTTGAAGCCCTCGTCCTCGACAAAACGCTCACCGGCAGTGCGGCCGACGTCGTCGCCGCCCTGACGGCGGGCGAGCTTCTGCTCCACCTCGTCAAGCCGCGCCTTGGCTTCGTTCATGCCGAGGATGGCCTGGTCGGCCAGGTCCTTGGCCGTGGTGGCGAGCGGCGTACCCTTCTTGGCCTCTTCGAGCGCCTTCTCGGCGATCTCCTTGACCTTGTCGTGCTGGGTCTGGAACTCGCTCTTGACCTCAGCGGCCAGCTCGGCAGCGGTCTTGCCACCATTCGGGCGGTCAGGCGGATCCAGAGCGATACGCGGGCCGAAGCGGCGCATGTCCATATGCGCGAAGACAAGCGCCATCGAGCCGCCGAGGAGGGCGGTGCTAATCAGTCGTCCCGTCATGGGAACCTCCAGTTATCGGATGATTTTGGGCCTTCAGCCCCTCAGCGCCCGCAGGAATGCGACGCCGTCGTCAGCCGCTTCGGCAGGTTCCCCCCGCCCTTTCAGGTGGATGCGCGCGGCGCGCTCCGCCTGCGAATTCGACAGGCCCAGCCCCTTGAGCCAGGTCTCGAACTCGCGCTCCGACAGCCGGTCCCCGGCCTTCAGGCGTTCCATCAGGTCGTGCGCGGCCTTCGCGGCCTTCACGCTCTGCACGACCGCATTCTCATTGGCGCCGACCGACACGATGCTGACCTCGGTGAGGTCGAGCTTTTCGAGGGTCCAGACGCCGGAATCGTTGTTCACGCTGTATTCGACAATGCGATAGCCGATCGACAGGCCGTCGATATCGCCGGCCTTCAGCAGCGCATGAGCTTCACGGCCACGCTGCACGTCCATGTTCAGCTTGCCGCGCAGCAGAAGGCCGTGGTCATCCTCTTTCGCACTCAGCCACTTGCCGATCGGCTCGCTGCGATTGTGCTGCCAGAACAACTTCGGCATCGTGCCCTTGGCCTTGTGGGCTTCTAGGCTGTCCGCATAAGCGCCCGGCGCGATGACGTCGCCATAGGCGTCGGGATCGCCGCCGAAGGTGCTGCCATAGCCCTCGAATTCGCCCGTATCCTTGAGCGACTTGAGGTCAAGAATCGGCGCCGTCGTCTTGTCCATCACGATCTCCATTGACGGCATCAGCGAGCGGGATGTCCTGCATCTGCACCGTGATCACGTCGCCACCTGGCACCGGCGGCAGGTTTTCAAGCGCGCGGCACTCGTTGCGGGTGCGCAGCCCCATGCGGATCGCCTTCTCATAGGCGTCGTACCGGCTGGCCGTGTCACCGCGCAGAAGGCCTTCCAGATTGAACTCGATGGTGAGGCCCTGCGCGCGCTGCTCGGCCAGAGGCACCAGCTGCTTGAGCAGGGCCTGTTCGATGCGCTTCAGCCGCTTGCGCAACGTGAATTTCTGGAAGCCGAGGATGTCGACTTCCTTGCCTGTGCCCCAGTTCGAGCCCTTATCGCCGAAACCGACCATGGCCGGCGGCACGCCGAAGATGCGGCATATCTGCTCGCCGCTGAACTTGCGGCTTTCCAGCATCTGGGCGTCGTGCGGGTTGATTGAGAGCTGCGTCCACTTGAGCCCGCCGTCGAGCAGCATCGGGCGGCCCTGGCGGATCGAGCCCATGTATTTCTGGGCAAGCCGGGTCTCGAGTTCATCGCGCTGCACATTAGTCAGCCGGACATCGTCCGGCGTCGCAAGGATACCGCTCGGGTTCACCCCATTGTTGAACATGGCGCCGGCTGCGGTCTCGGCAGAAAGGGCGTCGTCGAACACACCCCGGCACATCGACAGCGTAGAGGCGCCGGTCAGGGCATTGCCCAGCGGCCCACGAATGTGCAGGACGTCCTCGCCGCGCTTCACATGGCGCCGGCCATCCTCGGTCCAATCATATTCGAGCCCGCCATCCCCGGCGCGCCGTACCTTCACCAGATCGGGTCGAAGCGGGTGGAGCGCATTGACGATGCCGCCGCTGCGGCGTTCCTTAAGCGCGTAGGCGTTGCCCTGCAGCTCGATGCCGGCCGCCATCATTTCCCAGAAGTCGACGGCGGTCTGGTCATAGTTCGGGCTGTCGTGCAGCACGAAATACAGCGGGTGGTCCCGCGCAACACGTCGAATGCCTTGAGCGTCGGTGCGATAGACCATAAGCGGTAGCGACGCGATGGTGCCTGCGAGCAGCTGGACGCAAGCCCATGACGCCGAGAGCCCAACGATTCCGCCACCCGCCATCAGGCGCTGATCGCGATAGTCGGCAATCGTGACCTGGTTGGTGGTGAAGTTGTCGCCGTTTTCGGTCGAGACCTGGCGCCCGCGCCACGCTTCGATATCTTTGACGCCGTCTCGCCCGAGCAGCCGTGTGAGCCAGTTCATGCGTAACTCGCGATCCAGCTTTCGGCGTCGAAGGGCGCGCGGGCCGTCGGGTTGCGGCTCATCAACATTGCGGCGTTGAACGCCGCAACGAGCGGGTCAATCTTCGCCTTGCCAGCTATTTCCTTGGTGATGAGGATGGCGTTGCCGCGCTGTACAGCCGCCGCATTGCCCACGCACCACGTCATCAGATCCGAACCATCATGCCAGAACGTCCCATCCTTGAGCTTCCGCTCTAGTCCCCAGACCGCTGGCGACAGGCGCGAGCCCTGGCCGATCGACGCCAGTTCGTCATCGACGATGCCGTGCGCCGCCAGTTCATCGACCAGCGAGGCCACGCCGAACGGGTCGAGGCCGACGCCGTATTTCTCCGGCAGCAGACCAGCTTCCTTGACGCGCTTCACGATCTGCACGGCTTCGACGATGTCTTCCGTCGCATTGACGCAAAGTTTCAGCGTGCCTTCCTTCTGAAGGTCGAGCAGCTTCTGCGAGATGTCCTTGCGCAGCGCGAGCACATCGGATTGCACCCACGCCCGGCACCAAAGCAGCCAGTCGCGCGTGGTTTTGCACCGGCCGATGACAGCCAGGCCGAGCAGATCGTCGAGGCCGCCGCCGTCGATACCGACCGTCGCCACGTCACAGCGCTCGATCAATGAATCCAGCGTGATGCTGTCGTCGGCGGCAGCGAGCCAATAATCGGCACCGCGCCAGCGCCCATCACTGGTGGCAAGGCCGATCTGCACATTGAAGTGCTGCGAGGCGAGCAGCGCGAGTTCGGCCGGCCCCTTGTGCTCGGCCTTCATCAGCTCGTCCCGCAGAAACGCCTCATCGACCGAACGATTGAGGTTCGGATTGACCAGCGGCCACGTCTTCGGATCCTTCCACCCGCCATTTTCCGCACGGCTCAAGGGGAGTTCGTACAGGATCGGCAGCAGCGGCAGCACCATCCGGCCGGCGCGGACCTCCCGGGCGATATCGAGTTCCGCCTTGAACACGCCGCTCGGAGGGGCCTTCGACTGCGTCGTGATCTGCAGCAGGAAGCCATCCGGGCGAGAGGCGAGGGAGCCGCGTATCTCGACGAAGATGTCGGCGGCCTTGGCCTTGGTCGAAAAGACGTGGGTCTCGTCGATCAGGATAAAGGTGGCTTTCGAGCCGGTGATCACGTCGGCGTCGGCGGCCTTGATGATGATGACGGCCAGCGAGATACGATGCGTCAGCGTCCGCTGATGTGTCTGCAGGTGGAAGAGCTTGGTGAGCTCCGGGTCCAGGCGGATGATGCCGGCCGCCTGCTTGAAGGCGATGTCGGCGATCTTTTTCGTCGGCGCGATCAGCAGCAATTCCGCTTCCGGCCGACGATTCAGGATGGCGGCGGTCACCATGATGGCGGCCGCTATGCTCGACTTCCCGTTTTTCTTCGGGATGAGCAGGAAGAATTCGCGGATCATTCTCCGCTGCAGCTTCACATCGTAGCAGCCGAACAAGGCCCTTACGAAGTCGAAGACCCACTCGCCGCAGGCCTCGCCATAGGTCGGCGTGCCGATGATGTCGGGAACGCGCAGCCGCTTGAATATCCGCAGCGCGCGCTCTGCTTCCTCCGGAAACAGCGGGAGGTCGGGCACCAGCGAGCGGCCCGAGAGAATGCGATCCTCCCAGTCCGGACAGGCGGTGCTCCAGTCCATCAGTTGAGGGTGAGGTCGTCACCCCAGCCGGTGTTCTGACCGGCGGTCTCAGCTGCTTGCGTGGCCTCTTCCTTCTTGCCCATGCGCGGCTGCGCCGGGGCAGGCCGGGACTGCTGGGCGCCGATGAAGTCGTTCTGGCCCTTCATGATGTCGTTCCGCTCGACCAGTTTGCGGAATTCCTTCATGGCCGCGACGTTGCCTTCGGTGGCACTCGTCCACAGCATCGTGGCAAGGCTCGCGTCGAGGCGATCACGCGCCGCCTCACGAACCTTAAGCTCGCGAAAATAATTCTTACGCAGCGTCGGCGCGGTGATGGAAAGAGCCGCCGCAATGCGTTCATTGTTCCAGCCGAGAGCCAGTAACATCATGACTTTGTTACGGTTTTTCTCGGTGGCGACGTGGGGCGGTCGCCCGCGCTTGCCCCAGCCATCCGGGATCGGGTCGCCGAGCAGGTCGAAATTCGCGCTCATCGAAAAAAAATCTCCGCATGGA